CATCCTGATATTCGGAATCTTTACAGGCATCCTCCACTGCAGCTGGCGAAAAGCCCACCGGCTCACTACAAAATCTACATCCTTCGGAGTGTAGTCTTCCTCCAGCTGTCCTCCAAATATCTTCGCCACAGAGCCACACACCGCCGGAGTTTCATTTGTCAGCTCCTGAACCATGGATATTACCTGGTCGCAGAGCTCATTCATCGGGTCACTATCAAAGACCCTGAATCTTTGGAAAGCATTTCTATTTTCTTGCATTTCTTTTCTCTATATTTTCAAATTGTTTGATTGCACTTTTCAGTCTCTTGCCGTTTTCTGCATTCTCCACCATCCATGCTTCTACTCCGTTATTTTTCAAATTTTCCAATAAATCTTTCACTTCTCCAAGGACAAATAAAAGTTGTGGATCCGTTGTCGTCTGCTGAATGTAATTGTTGGGCTGTATGGTTTTTTCTTCGGAAGCCAAACCTCCATTGGCATAACCTTTCGGCAATGAAACCCGTCCCGTTCTTACACTTTCCATCCAGCCTACCACATCGGCAACTACAGGGTTTTCCAGCATCCATTTAGGCGTAACATATTCATTCTCATGAACAATTCCTGCAGGTTTAAAACCAGTGCGGTCTGGAGAACCAAAGCCCGAACCAGTGAAACCGCCCGCTGCATAACTTTCTTTTTCAGGAAGCGGCTGGGCAGCAATAATCCCAATCTGCGCAGCTCCTAAAGCTCCCACCACAGAAGCCAGTGCAATTCCTGCTGGTCCAGGATAAGCAGCTAAGGCTTTTGCAACTCCAAGAGCAGTGGCACTGACTGCATCAGCAATTCGGATAATCTTCTGCATGCGGGCTTCTTTATATGCCATTTCTGACTCTTTATTCAGTCGTTCTTTCTCCAATTCCTCCAGTCCCTTGTGGTATTGTTCCTGGTTGATGTATCCCTCGTTGAGCTGTTTCAGCAGGGCAAGTTTCTTCTTGTCCTGATTTTTAGTAAAATGTTTCAGCTCTCTTTCATTTAGGTTCTTCTGCAATTCTGAAAATTGAGAAAAAGCATTACTCAAAGCCTTAACAGCCATGCCCACAGCTGCGATTTTTCCCTCCGTAGTATTGAGGTCTTCCCACATTTTCTCCCAGTCGGCAGCAGAAAATCCCAGCAAATCCACTTTACCTTTTGCCGCCTGTTGTTCTTCGGTTACTTTCTTCTGATCGTTTTCATTCCCGCCTTGGATAGCTCCTTTTACCTGAGTGATTCTGGTGCTGAGTTCATCCAGATTCTTCTTGAGCTGTTCTGCGGCTTCCCCTGTTAAATCCTGAAGATGTTCTTCAAGTAGCGATTTTTCTTCTTCTAACAGCTTGAGCTGGGATTCCATCGCCGCACGATTAGCATCTTCACGAAGTGCCTTTTTCGCATCCTCTAAGGTTTTGATGGCTTTCAACTCTTGGTCTGTGAGCTTCAAATAATTCATTTGGGAAAGCGCCGCTTTGGCTTCATCCATCGTGGTAATAGATTGTATCTCTTCTTCTCGTCTTTGGGCTTCCTGCTGGGCTTCGTATTGATAGCGGGCAATTTTACCCTGATGCTCATCACTCCATCTTTTTTCCTCAATAGCTTTCAGTCTGAACTGGTGCGTCTGCTCCATCTGCTCCTTGATTTTATTATTCTGGGCAATAATGGAGTTGATAGCTGCGATTTCTTCTCTTTTATTCTGAATTGCAGCATCATAATTCTTCTGAGCTTGAGAGCTTGCTCCTGCTTTTGCTTTTTGAAAATCAGAAATTTCCCGCTCCACTTTAGCAATAGCTTCCTGTTTTTCTTTATTCTGATTGACAATATCTTCTAAATCCCGCTTGTGCTGAGTTTCCAGAAGTCGTTTTTCTTTTTCGTAGCTGTCCAGCTGAATTTTTTCCTGCTCGTCTTCATACTTCCGCTGGAGGTCCAGAAGTTCTTTATCGTATTTTCTTTTTTCCTCCAAAGATTTTTCATAAGCCGAACGGGATTTGTCTTCGCTGGAATCTTTTTTGGGCGGTTTGTTTTTCGTAGGATTCGTGACTGCCGTATTTACAGATTTATTAGGAGCGGTAGAGCTGCCCACCTCTCCTTGTATTTTAGCTATCTCATCTGCAAGCGGATTCAATTGGTCTTTCAAGCCTTGCACATCCTGTCTTCTTTTTTCATAAACATGGGCATATTCTTTTTTTAACTCATCTGCTCGTTTTTTTCCTACAGCTTTCAGCCATTTTTGGTATTGAACTTCTTCATCTTTATCAAGATTTACAACATCTTTCCCTCCAAAGAGATTGCTTATTTTATTAGCAGCTTTATCAACCCAGCCAAGGTTTTCGCCCAGTGATTCGTTTTCTTTATCAATAATCTGCTCTCCTATTTTATCCATTTTAGCTGTAAGAGATTTTATTCTTGACATTTTTAGGAGTTGTTCGGTATATTTTTTTACTGCATCAGTTGCTTCTTTGGTATTGATGTTTTCTAAATTCAAGAAACCTAAATACTCTGGAGAAATTTCGTTGAGTTTTCTAATAGCCTCCAGTCTTTTTTCTTTAGATAAAGTTTCGTCTCTGGCAGTTTTCATAAGCTGGTCCAGCTCATTTTTTTGAGAAACAATGCTTTTTTCTGCCTCTACGAAAGCATCATTTAAGTTTTTCTGTTTTTGTGTAGCTGCATCTACTTCCTTATGATAGAGTTTATATGCCACTACTGCTGCACCTACAGCTGCAACCAATAAACCTATAGGGTTCATTTTAGTAGTCATATTAAAAACTTTCATTGCAGCAGTTGCTCTTGCTGTATCTCCTGCCAATCTGGCTTTTGCTGCTGCATACAAAAGAGAAACGCCCTTTGCTGCCGACTCTATTGCAATTTTAACCTTCTGGACTGCATTATATAAAATGGTCTGCTGGTAGGCTTTTTGGGTAGAAATAGCAACCAGATATACAGCTGCTTTATAACTGACCATAGCAGTAACCATCACCCCGATAAGTTTTCCAAGAAAAACAAGTCTATCCTTAAACTCCCGAACACCTTCTCCGGCTTCCTTCGTTACTCCGGTAACGAAACCAATCACTCGGATAACATCTTCAAACAGATTGATGATATTATTAGAGGTAAACATTTCAGAAAAAGCATTTTTCAGTTTTTCTACTATGGCAGCAGCATTGTTATTTTTTTTGTTGAATTCTTCTGAAAGAGAAGTTGCATCAGCCATAGCATCACCCGCTCGATTAATTGCCACTCTAAATTCTTCGGTTCGGTTTGCTGCTGCACCCACTGCCTTTTGAACCTCAAGAGAGTTAAGCTTTAGACTATCATATACTTTTGCTGTTTCATCTCCTTTAAGCCCTTTCATTCCTTCAGCGAACTTCAGAAAGAATTCTTCTGGTTTGGTATTAAAAAGTTCTTGGGCTTCCTTTATACTTATATTCATAGAATAAGCAAAGGCGCTAAGGTTCTCCCCTGCCACCTTCATAAAATTAGAATATCCCGAAGCAGCGATCTGAGAATCCACCCCAGATTCTTCAAACGCAGCACCAAGCCCTAAAACTTTCTCAATAGAGGGTTTGAGTGCATCAGGCAAAGCACCCACTCTAAGAGCAAAATCTGAAATATTCCCCTCGCTGGCAGTTCCCGATGCAGCAAGTTCGTTCAAGGCAGAACCTACACCATTGATAGCATCGGCATAGCTCTGCCCTTTGGTCTCCTCGAATAATCCTTTGATTTTTCCCAGAGAATCTACCACGCCCTCTAAACCACCATCGAAAGAATCCCCCAGGGCAACATACGCCTTGTCTATCTCTTGAACGAATTTTGCCATTTCCTCCTTGGGAACACCAAGCCGACCGCCCACTTCGGCAATCTTCAGCCTGTCCATCTTGGAGGTTCTGGTGTCCATATCATCGAAAGCCTCCCAGAGCTGTTTTACCTCTTCCCGTGCCATGCCCGTAGTCTTCTGAACATCTGCCATGGCATCAGAGACCTTGAGAAGTTCTTCGGCTGTGTTTTTCAAATGGAGACCAGCCAGACCAACACCAATGTTTCCAAAGCTGAGCCCTATATCAGCAAGTTTGGAGCGAAATTTCCCTAAAAAACCTTCTGACTCCTTCAGCTTTCCGCTTACAGCATCAATCTCGCTTTTTACTCTTGAAAAGTGCTCTTTTACCTCTTTGAGTTCCGCAGCTTTTTTCATGAACTCCTGTGTTCCGGGCGTTAGCTTTTTTAGCTGACTTTCTAATGATTTGGCTTCTTTTGCCAAACTCCCAAAAGAATTTACGACTTCTTTACCGCTAACTTTTAAAACTATTGTTGATGTAACTTGATTTGCCATCTGCTGTAATTTTTACCGCAAGATGAGAATTCAGAAAAATAAAATAAAGGACAAAAAAAACGGACTGAAAAAATTCAGTCCGCAATTAAATATTATGAATATACTATTTTTCTGTTTGAAGAAAAGGATAAGTAATAATCATCCCCGTAGTCGCTATACTGACAAATAGATAAAGTACTTTTTCATCTATATTTTCAATAAAAATTGAGTAAAAAACTATTCCCAGCAGCCCTAAAAAACCGACTACTAAACTCCAGCCTCCCATTCTGTAAATAATGTTTGGAAATTTAATCCTACTAAAAAGCACACCCAAAAGAACAAGAGAGGGAATGTATAATATAACAAACCAAAACTTAGAAATCAACGCATAAGAAAGAACCAAAAGCCCTAAAACAGCGTTCACTCCTCCAATGGCAAGGAAGATAAGAAGCGTTAGCAAAAAAGATTGTGTTTTTTTCATACTTCTAAATTACATTATTTTTTCTAAAATTCAAAATTATAGCTCCCCTTTTTCAATAGATTTTTTTATCATCAGCAATATCTCTTCCCCTCTTATTTTAGAGACTTCTGTAGAAATAAATCCAATAATCTCTGAACGCTCCAAAGCAACACCTATCCAAGGGGTAGCCTTCATATTGACCTGGTGCGGTTTGTAGTGGTAGTCTATACTTCTGGGAGTTTCCCGATGCCGGAAGCCTCCAGCCCTGATGTTGTCTATTCCATAATGCTGAATAAATCCATATTTCATCATTTTTATCTTAATAACATTCAAAAAATAAATCTCTTTTTCATTGTTGGGCAGATTCAATTTTTTAGAGAATTTATATTTTCTGACAACCGCTTTTACTGCTGCATCTCTTATTCTTTTTTTTCCTTCATCAGTTTTTAAATAATGTTCCTTAAAGCTACCTTGCGCAGTACTTCTCAATGAAGACTGCAGCATTTGCTCTGCTTTTTTACCTATTTCTTTTTCGTTCCTAAAACTCATATCACAAAAATGTAAAAAAATTGATTTCAAACAAAAGACAAAAATGCCCAGCAATAGAATAAGACTATTACTGGGCGAAGCAAAAAACTGCTTGTTATCCGATATTTTCTGTGAGAACGCCTTCTGGAGTGTATTTTTCATACAGCACCCAGAGGAATTCTCTGCTTACTTCCTGCGCTTCAATTTTTGGAGGAATCCCTTTCTTTCTGTTGCCAGGAGAAACCATCACCTCTTCCGTAATGACCTGCAGTTCTATCTTGAACCCCAGCTCTTTCATGGCATCGTAAATATCATGCTCGGTAATCGGATGCTGCGGAATAATCCCCCGGCACATGGAAAGGATTTTCCCAGTGCTGTAGAAATACTTATCCCCCCCCGAAAACTGCGGAGAATAATGCCTTGAAATGAGCTCTTTTATTATTATTGTATAATCCTCCATTACTCAGAATCTAAATAACAAATCAGTTTATCCAATTCTTTCGGGTGTTTGGTAACCACGAAAGATAATCTCAGAAACCGCTGGCACATTTCGCTAAGTAATTCTAAATCTTTGCCCGAAGCGGTATTGTCTTTCAGCCTTAAAGGCAGGTCCAGCAGTTCTTCCTGAACATCATTTTTTGTAAAGAAATCCCGCTGAAAGTCCAGCCAATTGCTTAATTTATCATTAAACTCGTTCATGCCGCAAGATATTTTTCGTTAAAATTACGAATAAGATTTTGATAAGCCTTCTCAAAGGTTTTTCCGTAGGCAAAAGCCGTTCTTCCTGTAGCTTCCGAACTGAACGAAACCTTGAAAGCTCCTGTTTCTATCATGCGGGCTGAGATGCTCCCTTTATTGTCCTTTACAAACTGAAAAACATTAGTTGGCTTGTTGAAATACTTCCGCCACTTATTGTCTTTCATCATTTCTATCCTTACCGCCTCTAAAAGTGGAACTGAACGATGGATATTAACGATTTCCTTTCTTCTAAGCACTCTGCTACTACGCTTCACAGGTTGTGCAATTGTTTGATTGTTATGCATTTTATATAAATTTGTATTTCCCAGATACAAAAACCCCCGTTAGGAGGTGCATAACAATCATTTGGGAAACGATCTGTGCAGCCTCTCGACTGCAACCCTCCTTCGGGAGTAAAATATTTACAATAAAGTTATATAAATGGGATTGTTCCCAAATGATTGTTATGCATTGCAAATATAGGAATAAAAAAACAACTACCAAATATTGGTAGCTGATTTTTTAATTCTGAATGGTAACTAACTTGCCATTTTCAAAATACAGATAACTCCCACCATCATACACCCACTGTTCTGAAATATAATATTTACTTGTTGTTTTATTTATTCTCTCAGGCTCTCCCCAAGACTCTATACACATTTCTTTAGTCCAACCTATACGAACATAACCATCCATCATTTCTTTTGCTATAGATTTGCCGTATTTCTTAATCAATCTCGCATGCTTTTCATTTCTTTGTTTCTCCCAAATCTTTTCCTGCTCTATCCTCTCTTTTTCATATTGTTCTTCTTGGGCTATTTTTTCAAGTTTTTCCTCTTCTGCTCTTTTGTTTTTATAATTTTGATAACCTAAATAATAATTTTGATACTCATCAAATGGAGTTAAACTAAAACTATCTAAACTTTGTGCAGGGTAATTATCAAATTTTAGTGTAAGATTTGGGTATGATGAATAAGAATTAAAAGTATATTCTACAGCAACTACTTTTATTAAATCTTTCTTATCAATTTCTTTTGGATCAAAATATTTAGATTCATAAACCTCTTTGTAACTTTTTTTAGGATTATAATTATATTTATACATATCTCTTATAAAAGCTTTTCCTAAATATCTTGATTTAATATTTTCAAAATATTTTTCCGCAACAAAATGCTTTAACGATCTACTTTCTATTTTAAATTTTTCATTATTATTTTCATCTGTAATATATATTTCTACCCCATATAATGAAACTGTAGATTTATTTTCTTCATCCCATTTTTCAGGAGTAATTTCTTTATAACCTCCAAACTTTATCTCTTCTACTTTGAAATACTTCCCTGCTAATAAATTATTATAATCATCTTTAATATTTACAGGTCTATATTCTCCAGGCTTATAAACTTTATTTAATCCTTTATATTTTTCTTTGGTTAAGTAGTATATTCCCATATACCCATAACCCGTTTCATTGTAATCCTTATTCAGAGGTAACGCATATATTCTATTCCCTACCAATCCTAAAATTTCCCCAGCTGTTTTATATTTGGGTATATTTACATCAAAATTTTCAACAGGAGTTACTGATGTTTTTTTTCCTTCAGAATACGATACAGGAATTTGTCCAAATATAATCGATGTAGCCACCATCGTGGCAAAAATTAAAAGTTTTTTCATATCAGTACAAGTTTATTTTCTGTACAAAGATAATAAAAAAAATCCCTGCGATTGCAGAGCTGGAGTGTTTCCTTGATTTATTTAAGTTAATATTATTAAGCGATTAGCTGTGAGTTTAATGCACCCTCTACGAGTTTCGCAGTGTGCTGGCTTCTGATTTTTTCAAAAGCTTTTCTGGTTACAGTATAAACTTTGTAACCTTTGTCTGAAAGGTAGCAGAATGATACCCCACGCCCTTTCAATTCAAGGTTCGTGTAAAGGCTTTTATACTGCCCCATTGTTTCAAAAAGTATTTCTACTTTTTCAGTTTCAGTTGTTGCATATTTTGCAACTGCATTGTTGTGCTGCTGAATAGCAATGCCATTGAATGCTACCTGGCCACGCCCGCACTCTTTCACTTCTAAAACATTCAGTTCAGCATCATAAGCAACTGTTCTGAATAGGTCGAATGCTACTTGTGTAGTCTGAACCATTACACCTGTATTAGTAGTTTCTGTTTTTCTAAATCTGTTTATCATTGCAGTTGCCATATCTTTTTATTTTTTAAGTTAATATTTAAATTTAAAAGCCTTTTTGTGACTTGCTTAGGTCGGTTGGGTTTAGTTTGAATACTTTTGAGTAAGATATTTTTTTACTTCACTGGTGTTTTTAAAGTTTGGTAAGCCTTTTTTAAATTCTTTAAAATCTTTTTCGCTAAAGTTTTCAAGAAATTTTTTAAGCTTTTGAAACCCCAGCCCTTCTCTTTCAAATATGAACTGTAAATAAAATTGTTTGCTTCTGCTAAGGCTTTCATATCTTCTAAAACCTAAAGAATATTCTACATTTGGGTTTGGGGTAAAGATTGTCAGCATATCTTTTATTTTTTCTACAACATCATCTGTTAGCTCATAAGTTGTAATTGTTTTCTTTTTCTTGTCTATTGTAGTTACATAAGTAGTTGCCATATCTTTTATTTTTAATTGTTATACTTTGTTTTAATTTTCTTATGCAAATATACAATATATTTTAATATGATGCAAATATTTTCTAATTTATTTTATAAAAAAGTTTTATAATTAAAATATATTTTAATAACTCACTGAAATACAGATGCAAAAAAACATGGCCAAAGATTGATTTAAAATATATTTTATTTTTGTGTTTGTTTTTTCGGTGTTATGTTTTATATTTGCCACATAAAATTAAAATAATGAGTATTTTACTAATTAGAGAAAAGGCCAAAGAAAAAGGGGTTAAAATATCAGATATTGCTACAGCGGCAGAATGTAGCCCCCAAATGATGAATAACTATTTAAATGAAACCCACGGAATACCTTTTGATAAGCTTCAAAAGATTGCCGAGTTTTTAAATGTTAGCGTTTTTGAGCTTATAGATGTCCCAACAGATTACGACCATATTTATACAGGAAAAGGCGAATGGTTAGGAATCAGAAAAAATAAATTATGAAAATAGCAGAAATAAAAATGCCGAAGTTTCTTTTGGCGGAAGAACCACAGGACAGGGTGTTTCATTACATCTACTCCCCACATTATTTGTCTTTGGTGCTGATTATTCCAGAGGAAATAGCCACGGTTACCCTCAACAAAGATACAATCAAGAAGCCTCGTAAAACTTACCGATATGGAAGCGAGGCGTTTGAATTGGTTTTAGTTCAAAACAATGTGGAGGCCACAGGAGGCGCTATGTCTCCTGTAATATCTGAGACAGAGTTCTTGGATGAAGCATGGAAATGGTATGCTGATTATCTAAGATGGGAAGACAATAACATAGACGACGAAACAAGGTCTAATCTGAATTGAAAAAAAACACGATTTTTTTCCAAATCAAAAATAACATGGAAAAAAACAGCGAGAATTTTCCACATTCTCGCTGTTTCATTTTTAGCACACTCTGTCTATATCTTTCCAATCATCGGGAGCAAGTTTCATGCTCTGGAAATTCTTCAGCTGGAAACTCACTTCTACACCGAATATTCCGTTTCCGTCCAGTTCTATCGGAGTCAACTCTATGCTATTTTTTATCAGGGCATTGTAGAGAAAATGCTCATTCTTGTTGCTGTCGAAACGCATTCGGGCAATTACTTTCAGGGCGAGCTCTTCCGCTTTGTCAATTGCATGATATTGCGCCTCATAATCGTGCGGATTTACATCATTGATTAAAATTCCGAAGCTCATCTTACGCACCGCCGTGCTGGACATTTCCTCGCCTTCTACACCGAAACTATACCCAAAAAGAGCCAACGCAGGAGACCGAAGTCCAGAACTGCTCGCCTCTTTATTGTGAAGCTCACGGGCAAAATACCCCGCAAAATCATTCAGAAAATTAGATTGTTCCACTATTTCAGCGAAATAATCTTTCATTTTAAAATAAGAATTACTTTGTCGCATCTGCTTTCATTTTATGAATTTTTTTACTCTCCGCCAAGGCGTTCAGGAAATCATAGACCTTGGTGTTCTGGCACTCGTGCAGGTTGCCCAGGAGTTTCAGCTCGTCGGCAGCCATCATCACGATGATTTTAGAGAAGGGAGTATGCCCTTTCTTTGTGCGAAACACGGGTTTCAGCGGATCGCTTTCTTCCTTTTCTTTGACAAAAATATCAGGATAAACATCAGCAATATACATTCTCACCGCCGAGAATACAAAGCCGATACGCTTGGCTTCCTTGATGTCCAGTTTATCCGTAATCTTTGCAATCGCAGGGAGTTTCTGTTCATCAAAATCACCCATTCTATACAGGGAAGCCACCAGCTGGCGGAGATAGATTTCTTTTTTCTCCAGAGAATATCTGTAAAGCAGGGTATCGCAAAGAGAAAATTGCTTGATGGTCAAATCCCCAATCCGGTCGGCTGGTTTGGTCAAACCTTTGATTTCTGGAAATCTATAAAGTTCTGGTTTTTCCATAACAAAAGCCGCCAAATCCTTAAACGCAGAGATAGGATAATTATTCAGCACCTTTCGGGCTTTGTAATATTCCACCGCTGTTCCTTTTTTCATCAAAAGCACCAGAACAATCTGAATAAAACTGTCTGTAAAATCCTCGCCTTCTGTATTGTTGATGATATTGATAATCTCTCTCTGCTGGTAGTCCGTGAGCTCATTCCAGGAAGAGGGTATTGTCACTTTCATATTGTTAAAATTTTTCCCACTGAAAATGCATCCAGTCATAATCTTTCTCCCTACCGAGCGAAACAAAGCCGTGTTTGTAGAAAATATCAATCATTGCTTTGTATTCTGGGCGGGCAAAACGGGCGGTTCTGGCTGTTTCTTTCAACTGGTTTCTTTCTGGGTCAAGGTCAATAGCAAGCCCCCAGGAATGCACGGAAAACTCACTGCCTCCACGCATTTTTCTAAAATTAAAACATCCGCCGAAAAGATCTATTCCCAGTTCTTTTATTTTTTCTGGTCCGTAGTGTTTCAGGATATCCGAAAAAACAGCTTTCAGCGGTTCTGCTACCGCCTTATGGCAGGATATTTTTCTCACGATTTGGCTTTTATCCCAAGCCAGTCGCATAGGATACGGCAGGTCTATGGTCACCAAATAACCAGCACCTGTGGAATTGGGCGTTCCGAATTTCTGTTTAAAATCTGATATTGTTTTCATCTCTATGGATTTTGATTTTGTTCTTCTTTTCTTTTTCTTTCGGTTTCTTCGGCATCTCTGCGGGCTTTTTCGTTGATGGCTTTGTGAAGCTGCCAGCCTTTTGTAAGCACAAAACCAATTCCAATCCCAATGAAAATAAGCCCTACGGCATTGAATGTACTCATAACTTTATAAATTTTAAATGTTTTTTTGCCAATCTTTTAACAAATTCCCAAAGCACAATAATTAAAATGATAATTCCCAGCCATATCCACCAGCTAAAACTACGCTCCACATCCTTATAGCGAGTTTTATAGCGGATTTTCGTTTCATATTTTGTTTCTTTTTTATCTTTAGACTGCGTTTTATCCTTATGGGTTTCGGTCTTGTTTTCGTTTTTATTTTCGTTGGAAAATTTCATTTTTCCTGTGGTGCTGCCCTCTATTTTCTGCCCGTTATAAACAAAGCTGAATACAGCCGGAACGCCGTTTTCAGGTTCTATCTCAAAGCCGGTTATCATACTGGTAAGATTTACACGGCTTTCTCCCTCACTCTGAGTCTGAACCTCCGTGGTCTGGCTCGCATGGAGTGAGGATTCCTCCTGTCTCTTCTCCTCCGCCTTGATCTTCTTGGTGCTCCCGCAGTTCATCAGCAGGAAAAGCATCACTGTAATAGTTAGAATGTTTTTCATTTTCTTCTTTTTTTTCTGGGTCTATAATGTCGGTTTTCTTGCCTATGAATTTGAATACATCTACTTTAAAATTCAGCCCTCTGTATTCGAAAAAATTACCAAAACAGGAGTTCAGCTCCGCTCCGAAAATCACAAAGAGGATAATCTCCCGGAGGGTAACAATCCCGAAAGGCTCTCCAAAGACAATCCCAAAAGAAGCGGCTAACAAGAGCCAGCAGATGTAATCTACCATTTTATTGGCTGTTCTCCTTATGGCACGGCTGAAACGCACTTTTTCTCCACGCTTTTTGGCTGCAAGAGTGCCGAACCTCAAATCAGCCATAATAACAATGAAAGCCAGCACCCCAAACCACCGGAGAGGATAGAGAAACTCTATCAATTCTGTTAAAAACACTGCCGTCATCCCATTAGCCACATTTCTTTCCGTCATTATTTCTTCCTTTTTTTTATTTTTTTAATACTCTTTTTGCAGTGGTTTTTTTCTATTTTATCTAAGACCCAAACCAAAGCCTTTCCTGTTCTTGTCAATGTTCCTTTTAGCTGATTCTTTCCCAGCACAGAACTTATCGTTTCCTCAAAGTTTCCGAACTCATATCCTTGTTTTTTCTTTAAAACCAAATTAAAAAGCGTTCTAAACTCAAAGTTTCCGAATCTGTCCAAATTGACCGCTGAACTCTTGAAATAGCCTAAATCCTTGAATTTAATAGCCACAGCCAAGAAATTCAGTAGTGACAAAGGAAGAAAAAGCAACCACGCCAGCAGAAATAGGAATAGTCCACCAAAAAATTTACCTGCTGCTTTCATCGGATATATTTAAAAGTTTATCAAAGAATTTTATTCCGTCATTCTCCTGAATGTGCAAAAGCAGGAGGTTGATTAAACTTGGAGACTTCGGGTTTTTAACGATGCTGAAAAAATAATCAAAGCTCGGAAGCCTTACGAATTTCTCTTTTTCCTCATCAGTCCTCGTATCTTCTCCGCCTGTGGGCGCCTCTTTGTATTTAGGGTTCAGAACGGGCTGTCCCTTGTCATTACGCACAGTGGTAAGGCTGTTATTATTGACAATCCAGCCGTTCAGCTTTGAATTGAACGCTGGCGTCACTTCCTTACCGCCTTGGTTTTCATCATAATACAACAAGCAGGCATCTATCACTATCTGCTCAAATTCCCCTTGAATAGTGATATTCCTCACTGCTACTTTTCTTTTGATATTCGGAAACAGCGGGTGTCTGCTTATTTCCTGTTCTAATAATGTCTGCATATCTTTTGTTTTTAATCCAATATTTTATAACTCATTCTCGCTAAAATGTTAGAAGACTTGCGGAGGCTTATTTTAGGAATATAATTCCCCAATTCTGTAAAGGCGTTAAGACTGAAAAAAACACTCTTTCCGCCTTGATATACCATTGTAGTGACAACCCCTCCTGTCTTCACAATAAGACATAGAAAATTATTGCGGGAATTATCCCCAACCAACAAATCCTTGTTTCCAATAAAGTTGATAGAAGTATATACTCCTGTACTTATTCCATGTGTTACAGAATCATCTATATTACGGCATACCCCCGTTAAAACATTACCCCCGTGGAGTACGTCTGTAATGCTTCCTGAAATCTTCAAAATCCAATTTTTATCATTGGGAAGCAACACACCTGGAGCTGTGATATTAACCACTTCTTGGGTTTCTACATAGGGGTTAAATTCAGGGGCACTTCCGTTCAAATAGAAACTGCCATCGGTGTAGGTTTTATTCGTACTAAGTCCTTTGTTTTCTTTAGTTTTTATAACCAAATCCCCCTGATTGATTGGGGTGAAAATAATATTCTTATATTCTGCCATGATATTTTTTAATTCATCTGCGAATGCAGGTCGTTCTGGAATTTGATTAGGGTAAATGTGGTTCACAGTTATAGTCATAGAACCTACGCTCGGCTGTCCTGTAAAGTTCTCCGGAATGTTGAGCGTAATATCGGCTTCATCGGAGTAAGCCATCTGCCCCGCATCATTTATTTTTAATTTTTTGTTGAAAGAAGCATCCGTTTTTTTGTTTTCCAACCCTTGAACTTGGAACTTTGCTCCTGTAACATTCAATGTTCGGACTGTCCCCGTTGGGACTTGCAGATCAGAATTGCCGATATTCTTGCCAAGGCTGTCGGCATCTAAAAGCCCTCCATCTGCCTTCAAGATATAAGTCCTGTCGTCATTCGGAATATCCGCCTTGCTGTATGTGCCTTCAAAAACCAAAGTAAAACACCTTCTCATATTGCCTTCGGTAATCTCTCCGTTTATATTATCAGGCAGCAGCTTATGTATTTCTTCTAATTTTTTATTCATAAGTTTATATTTTAAATCCTTTAGAAAATCCTTTGGAAAATCCGCCCGCCGTGGTCATTTCCTCGGCTTTGCCATTGTAGAGATACAATTCTGTATTTGCAGAAAAAACAAGGCTTACCACATTATCATCCTCCACTTTTCTTCCGGTATTGCTCTCGTAACTTGTGAGGTAGGCAGCGTTTCTCTTTGTTCCGAAAAGCCATACCCTGCCGTTGGTATCCGGAACTAAAAAAACTAACCCTTCATTTCTCAGCCTTGAAGCAAAACCAAGATTTCGGGCATTGAACTCTCGGAGGGAAAAACTAAACTCCGCTGTTGTTTTCTGCTTTCTTGTGCCGTTTTTCACCTTTTCTCCCAGTGAGTTCTGCTCTACAAAAACATCAATAAAGCTCAGTTTCTTTCCGGAAACCAGCTTTATTTTATTGCTTTCTATTGTCTTACTCTGCTCGTAAGCATCAGCCTGAGGAAGTTCCATGATTTCAAAAAAGCCTGCAGGGGCATACCAAATTCTGGTTGCTGTACCCCCGAGACTTTCATGGCTACAATCCAACAGATCCTCTATGTGTATAGAATTCATCACAAAACAAAAATAGCCTCTGCAAAGGGGCTGATAAAAGACAATTTATTTATAAAAACAATCCTGATTTCTTGGAAACAATCTTTGTTTTAAAATCCAAATCTGCCTTGGCACATGCAAATTGTTCTCCGTGCTTGGACAAATAATCATAGAGCATGTTTAAGGAATATTCCGCCTCTTTGCCAAATACTTTTTTGAAAGCCTCTGCCTTCTGCCCATCTACCAGCAGGGACTTCTGCCACGGGAGTTCTTCATACTGCACCACAAATCCAGAAGTAAGGAAGACAACGCCTGGATAATCCACCGCTGTTTCCAAAGCCGAATACATGAGATAAGATTTTATCCGCCTTTTCAAAAAATCATCCGCCAGAAAATCCGCCAAATCACATTTAGGAAACAGGTCTTTCAGTCTTTCATAAAGTCTCCCGATGATATTGGATAAATGAACATAAACCTCCAGCGAACGCACCGGATAAATATTATTCAGATCGTTTATCCCAATATCCAGCACCGCAGGCGGAACGCTGAACAAGTCCGGCACTATCCCAAATGCGATAAGCAGGCACTCATCCGCTTTTTTTACCCAGGAAAGCCCCAAATCCCTCACATCCCACCACGGCGCCTGCCTTGTCTTGTTCTGTTCAAACTGGACTACGCCATAATTAGACAACTGGACTTTTATCTTTGGAATTTCCAGAGCAAAAGAATACAGAATCCCTGCCTTTGCCAGCAGATGATAGACTTCTGGTCTGCTCGTTTTCAAATCCTGGAATGCCGATTTAGGGATATACGGAAAAATCTTGCTGCTAAAACCATGTTCTTGGTCTATCAGGTTGATATCAAAGTTTTTCGGAAGCCGTGTGAGTTCTTTTATCTGATTTTCATCAAGAATATTCTCCATTTTTTTAATCTTTTTTTTGAAAATTTATTTTTTGTCTATTTTGTTAATTAACTACTTTGGTCTGTCCGTTCGGATTTTTATCCAAAGTTGTCAAATTAATGTTCGGGAACTTCGCCACATAGTCAGGATTCCAGCCGTTCCACTTTTGTATAAGCCGGAAGACCATCAGCGTTCGGATATGCTTTCTCGGCAGCCTCGCACAGAGTATCGTCCATGCTTCCCGCTTATCCGAACCAGACCCCGAAAGGTTCTTCCCGCCTGGTGCTCCCGCTCCCAGAAGCGCAGGATCTACCCCCATGGCAAAAAGAACTTCCGTATTCCCAGCATAAGAGTCCGGCAGGAACTCCCCACTCGCCAAAGTCTGTTTTACTTCCTCTATCTGTATCCCCTTTATCATTGCTCCAGTATTATCCCTGAAAAACGGAGACACCAGAGATTTCCCTCCAGCCTTATTGCCGGACATATTTTCATCAATTTTATTTATCAGCTCAATTCTCAGATTTTCTTTTGCATCATTGTCAAACTTCGTCCATTCCTCCACGCCATAGCGATGCATGAAGTAATCATCCGCAATGTGGATTACATACTTAAAATTGAACTGCTGCTCATACATGTATTTTTTAAATTCAGGAATGGAAAGAACAATATCCAACCAGCCGGACTTGAACGAAGAATGCCAGCCCACCGATGGATATACCTTTTCAATGGAAATTGTATTGACAAGCGGAACAATGAATTTCCTGATGTTCCGCTTCTGGCACTCTTCCTTGATTTCCTCCATGGAAAGCTCCTGCGAAAAACAAGGCACTACGACACTGTTCTTCTTGTCAAATTCACTCTCGCCCCACGCTGTATTGATGATTACATTCCGGATGATGCCGTTCTTGGGCTTTTCAAATCGGCAGTCCGCCGCCTTGTGGCGTTTTACTGAAATAATTTCATTGCCGTTGGGACTGAGCAGATACTCTGGAAACGCCAGCCCGAACGCCTCATAATCATAGATGATATCAGAAATTACCATCTCAAACTGGGTGCGGTCAAAGAAATCCATTATCTCCGGCACACTGCTCGGGATTTTTTCTCTAAAAACAGCATCCTGCTCGGTTTCCACAAGTTCAAAGATTTTCAGCCCTGTTCCCAGGTGTGCCGATGTAAGCACCTCCAGACCGCCCACCGCAGCGCCTACTTTCTCTACTTTTTCCATCAGTCTTTTGGGATAAAGATTATCATCACCCCAGTTGCACCACTCTTCGGAATCGGAACTGCTCGGCAGGAGTTTCGGCTGGGAATGCGCTGGCGTCTTATCCTTTCCTGCCGCCCCGAAGCGCACCACAGCACCCATTCCAGAGTTTATAATGTAAGTATGGTCGTCTATTTTTTTCATTAGTAAATCACTTTTTTTCCGTTAAACTCTATGATAAAAAGAATATTTATTTTCTTTATGCTGCCATCTGGCAGTTTTATGTTTCGGGTTCGGTTTTCTCCATGGTTCGGATTTTTGAACGGCGTAGCATCCGCCAGGCGTTTTATACCTTTTGTTTTCGGCGCCTGCATCAGCACCGCCTCCGGATAATACCGGATATTTCCCCCAGATTTATTTTGCAGGTTAAAAGTCCGCACTTTTATAGAAAATGGCACCGGATTTTTTTGACTATCCAGTTTTTTCATTTCCGTGATAATTTCACTCAAAAACAGCGTTTTTTCCATGTGGTAAATATCTAATAACCACCTGCGAACCCAAAGGACACCTCAAAAAGTGATAAAAAACAAGGGTCATTCTCACAATAGAAAAGTTAAATGTTTATTTATCAATATTTTAGACCCTTATTTTTTTATTTTTTTCTCACAGAGCGAGGTAGGGGTGCAGCGCCGCCTTAGTTGAATCTACAATTGCAGTTTTTGTTTTTTACCGAAATATGTAAGGATTCCACAAAAAATCCCTACAAAGTTTGTAAGGATTGTAATTTTCAAAAAAAAATAGATTTCTTATCACTCCAGGTTGGAGATGATGAACGAATGCGCATACCGATAGTCTATAATGTAGCTGAACTGCCAGAACAAACAGTAATCCACTGTATCAGAAAAGTGCGTGGCATGCTCCTGCGGGATGGTATGGCTACGCTCGGAGGATTTGTCTTTCTTAAATGCATCATTACTCTCCAGCGGAGCGTTCTCCATGGAAATAATCAAATTCGGACACTGGTTCTCATTGATTCTCACTCTGGGAAGCCTGATATCCTGCTCTGCCAGAATTTCATTTACCAAGCGCCATTTATCGATATGAGGCGGGTTATTCGTATTAGGGGTTTTATTGATGACAATCCAGCCTGCCGCACGGAGCATATTCTCCACATCCTGAGCCAGCGTGGTCTTAGAGTTTGCCTCAGTCTTATAACCCGAACGGTCATGATACAGATGCACCACATTGCACGATGCCTTGTGCGCTGCATAATAGTCAATAAAGAGCTGAACCATATCCGAAAGTTTCTTCGGGTTCTTCACAAAAAATTCTTTGATAAATCTAATTTCATTTACCGATTGAAGATATTGCGATACCGTCCCACAGTTTATTCTCCCCCCGAAATCTATATTGAGCTGAAGCGGTACTCCCTTCACTAAGTCCGTATCATAGCTGCAGCTCGGCACATAGTCCTCGGTCATCTCCCCCAGGGAAGAGAGGTCATACTTATAATTGTAATAATGCACATTCTGCCGGAGCTGTCCATAAAATCCATCACTAATTCCACGAGGGCGGATGTTGAGAATCTCAGCATCAAAGAGAACCTGCGACAAGGCTTCCTTCCGCATCTTCTCTATCCAGCCAGGCTTAAGGTTAAGAATATTTACCTTAGAAGACGCTTTGATGAACGCATACTCCTTCGGGCTGTCCTTAGAGAGCTGCTCCCGCTGGGTAAACCATTCGCCCTTCTTAGTCATCGCCACCGAGGAAACGAAAATCTCGGCGTGTGCCATAGATTTTCCGGCAAACTGCTCTTTCTTCGCTCGGTTCGTGGTCAAAACATTGTTGAATAATCGGTCGTAGGTAAGCAGTGCCGCCTCGTCCCCGATAACCCAGTAAGAGTTCAGCCCTCGCCCAGAGTTGGGATTGTCCAGCGATACCATCACTGCAATCGCTCCATTGCGGAAATGAATTACATTATTCCAGCTGTCTGGTGCTTGGAACGGCATCTCAAAGCCCTCCTTCTTTCCGCACCTGCCCACCACATAGTCTATATCCTCGTATAAACCAAACATCTCCATTCCCTCCTTAGTAGAGGGCAGTGTTCGGGATTTTATTTGAACAAAAGTTTCTCCCACAATCACTCCCGTAGAGCGGGGCATCTGCCTTACGGCTTCCTTTACGAACCAGCCTAAAACCGTAGACTTTCCCGACCCCCTTGCTGCCTCTATCGTGATGTAAGGGATTTTATACCGATGGTTTGCCAGAACAGCCGCCATCTGCATTGGGTTGAGCTTTACCAGCTTCTGGGGCTTCAAAAGATTGCTAATTTCGTTACTTATCGCTGTCATCGGTCTCGTCATTTTCTGTTACCTCATTGTAATCAATATCTTCTACCTCCAGATTATTAAAGTCCACCACGCCTTCTTTGAATAGCTTGTCCATGACTTTGTACATTCTTCTCGGCATCTTGATGTTATACTCGTGTGCTTGAATTTTCTCTGGGTCAATCTGATTTTCAGATTCCTCAAAATTGAACAATGATGCATAGACTTTCAAGGCTTTTATCTCCAGTTCTACCTGTCCAGATTTTACTGCTTTTTGGTAAGCATTCCAGAGAGCCTCCTGCAGAATCAGGCGGTCTGCTTTCACGCTTACCGCATCCAGGTCGCCGAAAATCTGCATTGCCCAGTTGTACTCTCGGTATGCCGTAGCCTGAGAAATTTTATAATCTCTCATCATAATTTGAATGGCTTGGCTTGCCGAATATTTATTATTCAACCGAAGCGACCACACATGTGCCAGGCGGGCTTTTTTTTCTTCCTCCCGCTGGCTTAGAACCACAGAACTCTCATCAAGGTAACTTGCCTTGATTCTGTGAAACATGCTGTCCTTCTTGAATTTTTCTATTGACATGCCCCAAAGATAATTTTTAGGATTTTCCCCGTAAAAGACACAAAAAAAGCCCTGCAAATGCAGGGCGGATGTTAAAAAAAGCAAATTTCTATGAAATTTGTATTTTATGCTTGAAAATTATCAGCTGCTTTTCTCAATCTTTCAGCAAGGTCGTATAATGCTCCCTTGAACTGCTCACTTTCCTCTGGAGTAAATCCACCTTTTCCTCCGTTTCCATCTATTTCAGAAAGTTTATTATATATCCATGATGCCGATTTCCCGAAATAATTCTTGGAAATCTTGCCCCAAGATACATCTACAATAATATCTTCTAACTGCTTTTTGTAAGCCACTTTTTTACTAATTCCTATTTCCATATCTTAATATTTTTAGATTAAAAACCGCCCGCTTTGGGCGGTTTATTTTTTACTTTTCTTTTTCTTCCTCTTCTCCATCCATCAGCTTTTCGAAAAGCTCCCTTGCATAAAACTCTAATTCTATTGAGGGATTGTGTTTTGATTTTAAGAAGTTTCTAATTGCTTCGATTAACTCCTTTTCTTTTTCTGTTAACTTCATATCTTTCGCTTTTTTTAACACCACAAAGATACTGTGAATTTTCACAATACGCAAGTTTTTCACTAACTTTTTTTCATTTTTTTTACAAAAAAAGCCCCCTTAATGGGGGCTGTATTATATTTCTTCTACTACTGCAAAACTTCTCCAGATATCCTGTTCCATACTAATCAGAGCCGAATGAAAATCCACTCCTTTTCCGAAAAACGCCCGCTTTTTATCGAGCATAAATTGGATTTTCATTTCCTCACCCTGCTTGATAGAATTTATTCTAAGATGTTTGGGTTTCGCTTCTGTACAGAACGCCATAAACTCTTCAAAAGAATAATGCTGGAAATACTTCTTACACAATGAGAATAATTTCTCATTACTAAGCAGAGATTTTGTTCTACTTACTCGCTCTACTGGTGCAACTGCTGTTGCTTCTACTTGATAACACATAATTGTATAAAATTAAAAAAATCCGAAAGTGGGTGTTGTGTTATCAAGTGCTTACGCTTTTGATGAATACCATTACTGATATTCTACACCTTTTCGGATTAAATTATTAAAATTTTTGCTGATTTTATACAAGTTCAGCACTTGATAACACTCTGCAAAGATAGATAAATTTTTATTTCCTGCAAATATTTTTTTATAAAAAAATAAAAAGCCCTGCAAATGCAGGGCGGGTGTAATAAAAAATCAGTATATAAGAACTACTGAATACCGTAAGCAGCCTTTTTTATTCTTTCGGACAAATCCACCAAGGCGCCTTTTAAAATCTCTTTCTCCTCTGGAGTAAAATCCCCTTCTTCTCCATTAAATCCCTTGCCATTCATCTTTTTAGAAAGCCAAGAACGAGATTTTTTAAAATATTGTTCTGATATTTCCCCCCAAGATACTTCTACAATAATATCCCAAAGCTGCTGTTTCATTGTTATTCTTTCCTGTTGTTGTCTTGTTGTTGTTTCCATATTTTGATATTTTGATAAGCCCCCGAAGGGGCTTTTTGTTAATCTTTGGCTTCTTTCTCCTCTTCTTGATTTTCTTTGTAATCCAAATCCATCAATTCGTTGAGTAATTCTTGAATTTCAGCCGTTAGCATTCTTGCTCCATTAGGATAGGCTTTTCTGTAATTTCGGATAGCTTCTATTAAGAACCATTCTTCCGATGTAATTTCTTTTGTTACCATATCTCTGATTTTTTATTACACGACAAAGATAATCAACATTTTTTGATTACGCAAGTTTTTAATCAAATATTTTTGATTTTATTTTCCATTATTCAAAAATTTTTCGCATTCCATAAGTTCGTTTTCTTTTTCTTGGAGCTGTTCCCTTTTGAGATTCAGCGTGTGCAGTCGGCTTTTATATTCTGGGTCTTCGGGAGCAGGCAGGGAGTTTTCCATTTTCTTAATGGTCTGTTTTCTCCTTGTAATCAGCGCCCTAAGATTGTCCCGATATTTATAAATTTCCAGCTCGCTCATACCCTCAAAATCGGTTTCAGCCTCCAAAGGCATTATTCTCTTATGCTCTTTGTAATGTTTCAGCACTTTTTGGCATTGGTCAAAATCAAGGAAACAGCGGTAAATTTTCATCTGAATTTCCAGAGCGGATTCTGTCTCGGTTTCAGGGATTTTGTTCAATTGCATTTTCAGAGAGCAGGCTTGCATCCATAAATCCCAGCGCCTGCGGTAGGCTGGATGAAGCTCTACCGGATAGTCTGAAATTAAATCATTAAAAACCTTCCGCTTCGGAGGTTCTGTTTTCGGATTTCCGCTCTCCTCCTTTAGAGTTTCTTTTAGTGTTTCCTGCGGGAGTATTGCTCCCAGCCTTTTATATTCATATTTGAGTTTGGCATAATTCTGCAAAGAAAAATTCTTCAAACTTTCTGCAATTCTGCTATTTCCACCCGCTGAAAGAAATTCCTCCAGAAGCTGCCTGTGTTTCTGTGCATTCATACTTTAAAAAAAGCCCTCACCTCAATAGTGAGAGCTTTCATTTTAAAAATAATAATTATAACATACAACCTGTCAAGCCTTTGCTTTCGGTTCTGGTTTGGCTTTCTTGCTTTCTGCTTTCTGCTTCTCGGCAAGTGCCTTTTCCAAAATATCAACATCAGACAAAATTTTTTGCGATTGCCTCAATGCTAAGATTTTTTTAAGGCGTTCTTCCGGCAGTGCTGCAAGTTCCCCCACTGCTTCTGGCGTGAAGACCAACCAGCTCGAACCATTCTCCAGACGCTCCAGAGCATCCTCCGGAACATCTGACACTACATAGCTTTCGCTGGAACTCATAATCCGTGTGCCAGCTTTCACTGTCAATATGAAACACTTTTTGTCCATTATGGTGCTGGGTCTAAGCTGATTTCTCCTTTATACAGGAACAACTTCGTATTTGCCGTTACTTTCACAGTTATTCCTGAGTTGTCATCAATCTTCTTACCTGTCGTTGCATCCGCAGACTCTATGTAAGCCCCGATATTGAGTGAACCGATTACAAAGATTTTGCCTTCGGCATCTTTCACTGCATAGAGACAAGGCGTGTTTTTGTAGGTATCAATGAATCCTAAGTTCTTTGGTTTAAAACCAGGAAGAAGCATTTCCAGTTCCGTTTTGGTCTTCTTATTTCCGGTATTTCCGGAAAGAGCCATTTTCAGCTCGTTTTCATCGACCTGTACATCAATGGACTTCCACGCTTTCCCTGTATTCAGAACGATACCTCCCGTCCCGATGGTAAGCCTGCTTTCAAAATCATTCCCTGCGGTAGGCATTGCCATTGACTTGACAAATGCCACAGGAACATAATACAATTTGGTTGCAATTCCCGCAATAGTGTCTTCATTTGGACAATTTTCCAAATTCTCGTGCGGAGTATTATCAAAACATCCTGCCATAATTTTAAATTTTTTGAATTAAACTTGAATTTCCTGCCACCAGCTGAAGCAGAGCGTCTTCATCTTTGATGATTTCTTTCTGACTTCTGGATACACCATCTATTCTAATGAATTTCGGAGCTTCGTCCGTGAACTGGTATTTTTCCCCATTGAAAGTGAATTTCTCACCAGGAACACTTTGCTGAGAAACAGGAGCGGCGCTTTGCAGTTCCGCTTCTCTTTCAACAATTGCAGCCTCACGAACTTCTACTGATGCTTCTCTTTCAGCAACCACAGCTTCTCTTTCGGCTAATGCTGTTTCCTTTTCCACCACTGCTGCTTCACGAGTTTCCACTGCTGCCTCTTTTTCGGCAACAGCGGTTTCTCTTTCTTCAACAGCTTTGATTTGAGCGACAATCTGCTCTTCTATCGGAAGATCTGGATTATCTACTTGATTTTTCTTCTTTTCTGACATATCTGCTCGTTTTTAGAATTTTTCTGATGGATAGAACAATTTGTTTTGGTCTGGGTTATTGAGACCTCTATTCTTAGAAGCATCTGCAGTATGCATGAATACCAGCTGATTAATTGCATAATCATATCCCAGACTAAATTCTCCGAGGAATTTCAATATTCTATCTTGAACCTGAACATCCGTGATGGTTGCCGGATTATCTATTTCGTCTATCAATCTCAACAAGTTACCATCCACTGTAGAGATGATGCTTCCCTGAGTAAGGTTCGGGATACCCACAATCGTTCTTTCGCCAAGGCGTGACTTGGTCGCATTGTTCAGGAATTTATTCTGCCCGAATCTATCCTCGTAAGCCAGCCTGTAGTTCTCCGCATCGGTGCTGTTCATGAAGATAACCTTCACTTTTGATTTCACTTTATCCGGTAGAGCTCTCTCATAAGCGGTCACCTGATCTACGATATTCGCAGCTGTGATGGCATCACCAGGAATCAAGAACGCTGGATTGGTAGTATCCGCAAGGATTTTCTTGTGAATCTCGTTCAATCCATCCATAGAGGTTCCGAATTCAGGAGTAGCAGAGCCTTTCTTAGATGCATCATACTTCCCTGTGATGGAAAGAATATCTACATCATCTATGATTTTCTCTTTCAGCATTTCCAAAGCCAATTTAGAGATGGATTTCTGCGGGAGGCTTTTGCCTTCTTCATAATCCGACTCATAGATTGTACCAATGATTTCAGCTGGGTCTAATTGGAAATCTATTTTCTGATGGAAATTTTTCAAATCCTTATTCAGGAAAGTGATGTCTCCATAAGGTGTAAATTTCTTAGATTCAAAAATCTGCACCACATGTCCCATCAATGCCTGAACGGAAGGATAATGCCCTCTTACTTTCGTAATTGTTTTGGCATATTTGTTCAACAGAATATCCTTGGATAATACCGCTTCTCTGAACAATTTTGGTCTCAGCGCCACATAACGAATTACTTCGTTTTTAATTTGGTCTATTTTTAAAGTTTCGTTTGCCATAATCTGATTTTATAAATTCTTTATCAACTTGTTGTGTGAATCTTCAGGGTTTAAATAGCCATCCTCCAAACCATTTGTCGGTTCATCTTTTCCGTTATTTTCTGGAAAATTGTGGCGGTTTTTAGAATCCCCATACTCTCTGCATTTCTGCCCTAAAAGCACTATGTTTTCCTGCAAAGTACCCTCTGCCTCCAATCCTGCATGCTCCAACGCCTGCTCTACAGCATCCTGAATTGATGCCATGTTCTCCTTGCCAGCGGCAAGTTCTTCCTCCAATGCCTTGGTATCTTTTTCCTCCAATGCGGCATTGATTTTCTCTAATTCATCTTCTGAGAGCTTGGCAAAAGGTTTTCCCCCAAATAAATTGGAGTGAAGAACCATTTCCGAAAGCCCAAGAAGCGCTACAATTCTTGAATATTTCATCGTTTAAAATTTTGATAATGCGTCTTCTAATGTTCCCAGCTCGTCAATCAAGCCGATTTCTTTTGCCTGCTGCGGAGTGTATGTTTTACCTTTGAATACATGTCCGTCATCCTTCAGCTTCTCTCCGAAGTTGGCTTTCATCCTATCGATAAAATCCGCAGCTAAATATTGCAGGCGTTCTGTATATAAGGCTTCATTGCCTTTCATCAATTCTCTGAATTCCTGGTTCTTCTCCGTGGACTGCGGAGCATACAGCTCGTAAATCTTCGCTCCCCACTTTTCAAACATTGCTGAAAAATCTTGATACGAAAGCATCGTCCCGATAGAGCCGATTAAATCCGCATGAGGATTTGCCATGTGATAATCACAGCCGGAAGCAATATCCAACGCCGCCGAACACTGATATCCGCTCGTATAGGAAACCGTAGGAGTTTTAAGGTTTTTAATGATAGAAGTAAGTTCTGCTGTGCCGGAAACCATTCCGCCGCCAGAATCTATATTGAGAACGATTCCAGAAATTTGGCTGTCTCGGTCTAAATACCGGAGCAGTTGCCCGTAGAACTGTGTCCCCAATGTATACCAGGAAGAATACTTCACAATAGGTCCGATGATATTAACCACCACAGGAGTAGCATTGCCATCAGCTCCGTCTACTTGTGCCTTGATACGGGACATATATCTCGTTTCAGGAGTACCTTGATCAGGACTTATAGAACGATTTTTTAAAAGAGTAAAATCCATCAGCAAAGAGGGGATGATACCAGAGAGGTATTCCTTATCAATTGCTAATGGCGTGTTTATAAGTGTATTATTGCCAAACATAATTCTATTTGTCTGGCAAACTTATCTTTAAGGATATGATTTATAAAGGACAGACAAACGGGATAACCTTGGTAGAGCCAGTAATGGAAATAGTCACTAAATCATTCCCCGAATCATTGTATTTTCGGTTGTCCAGAACGAAGATTTCCAGCGGTTCTGTGTGGTTTCCTAAAACGGTATAATCCATATTAGAATAAAACACCGCCACAAAGTCTTTATCATTCAGCAGGTTATTAAGTTTATTGATATTTTCTGGATCAACATTATAGCTGCTCAGAGAAATTTCTATGTCAAAAAAAGTATTTCCGCCCGTCGTTTTTCGTTTAATAGAGCGGTCAAAATCCTCAGGAATGATATTTTTAATTTCCAGAATGGCAGCTCCTGAGGGCTTTTTTTTCTGGAAATTATCTATATAACTCAAGTTTTCTGAATGATAAATCTCTATTCGGCGGATTTCACGGAAAATATTGTCCGCTGCATTTTCTATTGTCTCCATATTTTCAGGCTTTTTTTTGAAAATTTAAATTTTGTCCATTCGTTCCATTATGGCTTCCTTCTTTCGGGTAAAATCCCGAATCAGGGTTGAATAATAGGATTTAGCATCCTCCACAATGCCGTAGAAGTCCAGTGCATTTTCTATACTTGTTTTATAATCAATGCCATAGTATTGTTTGTTCATGATTGCCTGCTCGTAGATGGAATCCCTGAAGATATTTTCCACCGCTTTTTGAATGAGCGATTCATGATTTTTTTCAAGGAAAATGCCGTGCTTTTCGCTGAAAGAAATCCGAACGCCTATTTTATATGTTTCGGCTAATTCCTCCGTTTTCTTAGTCTGCCGAAAATCTCCGTAAGACTTCTTGTGGAGCAGGGAGGTTATTAAAATTCCGAACCATTCATTCTGCGTCGGATGATATTCTTCGCCAAATTTGGCAACCAAGAATTTTTTTATCGGCTTGGAAACAGGCAAGTGAATCGTAAGAAACATATTTTTAAATATTTACCAGCAAATCTAACATTCCTGAACTATATTTTGAAACGACCTTTCACTTTTTTTCTAAATCTTTTTCTTCTGAAATTTCCTAAAAAGTAGGAAAAAAGTTGTAAGAATTGTAAGGATTTTATAAGTGCTTATTTTTCAAATGTTTATACCTTACCTTAACTTGTAAGAATCCCCTACAAGAGCAAAATTCATTTTGTAAGGTAGTTTTTCCCTTACAATTTTTTTGTAAGGATTATCCATTCCTTACAAAATAAAAATAAAAGTTGTAAGGCTATAAATCCCGACAAACAGACCTCTCTGGTAATTCCTTACAATCCTTACAATTTTTTTATAACTTTTGGGGGTGGCAGGGGGTAATTAAATCCGCCTCCGGTATGAGTGTGGAGCAGCGGGGGTAATCAAAAGAAAAATCCGCCCAAAATCTGAGCGGATTGCAATGAAATAACCAATAACACCTGACTGATTAGAAGTCGGCTTTTTCTGGTGCAGGAGGCGTTACAGGAGCAGGAGCCGTCGGCTTATTCTCTGCCAGTTTGATTACTTCGAAATTAAACGCAGAAAGGTTCTGGGCGTGTCCCTTCGTTCCATCCTCCTTGTTGTAAAATCCTCCATCAATACTGAAGAAAACTTTTACTCTACTGCCATCGGGAATCGCTGCTAGCTTTTCAATACCAGCGTTTTTAACCTGCATTTTGAGGAAATTCTCACGATTAGTCTGGGTGTAATTGTCAAAGTAAGAGGCGTCCAGTATGAATTTCTGAACACGGAATGTTTCTGTTTTCTGCTCCGCAGCCTCTCTGCTGTAGATGTTTCCAATAATATCCATATGATTAAATTTTAATTGTTTTTGTAAATTCTGATTAGCTCTCTGATACATTCTAATCGTGCGTCTTTGTAGGTGTCGCATGTTATTACTTTTCCATTGTTAAGAACCTCATAAGACCAAGCATATCGGCTGCCAATGTACATAGGTGGTTGCTTAACTGAAGTGAAATGACAGGTGTATCCTTTTTCTCCAAACCATTTAAATACCTGTTCATAGGTTGGAACTGAGTAAAAATCTTCTCCTAATTTACCATTACTACGAGGTTTGATTTTTCTAATATCAATTATTCCCTTGTCATGAACCTCTGAACTTAGTATTAAAGTATTATGAGGATTTAACACAAATAAACACGGTTCATTAAATCCTATTTCTTTAAGTTCCTTCGCTATTTCAACTGGAACTAAAAATTCTTCGTAATTCATAATTTTACTTTTTAATTTTCAATCTCTTTGCGATTAGTTCTACTATCTGCTTTTATAGTTTCATTCAATTTATCTCTTAACTGCATGATTTTAGGATTTTAAGCTCCTCTTCCGTGAGAGGTTTAAATTTATCCCATTTGCCAGAATCCGAATCAATAAATTCTGTAAATCTATTATTTACATCTAACCCTTTTAGTTTAGATATATAGTATCCATTACACCGTCTATCCCAAAATACTCCCCACTTACCAATATAGTCGTTATAGTTAATTGGTGGTCTTTCTTGACTGAATCCCCCATTGATAAAGTCATATTCTGTGAAAGAAAGACTGCGATATGCATCTGAGATATTGGATTTACCTTCATCTGTGTAACTCTCCCTATGGTATACAAAGTCAACTCTCAATCTATAATGAGGGTCTTCGGATTCATTCAACCTAAGTGCAACTGTACCCCAGCCATGTTTAATATCAAAAACCCTGTCTCCTACTTTAAAAATTGTTTCCATTTTTTTTTACTTATATTATGTCTAAATACAAAAATTCATTTATCTTCTCGTCTGTTTTATCTATATAATCAAAACAATCATTGTATTTTTCAGATTCTCTAAAATCATATAGTTGTTGTAACGCATATAGATAACCTGCTTTCCAATTTTCTGTACATTCATCACTACTATTTCCATTATTAATTTCACATTGTTGTGAAGCTATAATGTCAAATTCTTCCTGTGATTCTATTATTTCCATAATCTTTTGTTTTTTTAATAAATCCATTTCCCG